CGCCGGGGTGGTAGGTGTTCCAATGGTTGTTGTATCTGTTTTTGCCGAGTAGACCGTCATCGGGACCGACGTAACGTTTCAGCCAGGGGTTATTTGCCCCGGTGGAATGCACCATAATGCCTTTAACGGTTATCTTCCGATTAGCTTTGTAACAAGCGTTTTCGGTGAGTATCAGCGTATGCAGATTCATATTACTCGCCTTCTTTCGGTGTGTTCGTAGTCTTGGTAGTAAGCTGTTTTACTGCCTGGTTAGTGCCTGTTGCGGAAAGACCGCTTGCTGCGCCGATGACGATAGCCACGAGGATGTTCGTGGTCTCAAGCACACCGGGAACGCAGAAGAAGCAGATTGTGCCGATCACAGCACCGAGTCCGCAAGCGATGAGAGGGATGAACCTCTTGAATTTCTCATCACCGCCCATTGCGGTTTTTACGATGTCGATAATCGTATAAACGATGGCGGCGATGGCGGGGATGGTTGCAAAATCTACAAAGTTTGTCATAGTGAATACCTCCTGTTATTTATGAGCTTGTTTATTGAGATAATTTTCGATCTGCTTGATGGCAAGGGTAACGGGACCGTCACAGCCTTGTTCCTTCAAGCCCTTAAGGCAGGCAAGGACACCTTGCGTAAGGATTGTCTGTTCCTCCTTAATCGCCTTGATGTCCTTGTCTTGTTTCTCTTGTTTGAGATACCATTTGTAAATGGCAAAAATAACACCGAAGATCACACCGAGTGCGGTGATCACCCCGGCAACTGCGGTGATGATTTCCATTGGTTACCCCCTTAATCCTCAAAGGTGATGATGCTTTCGAGAATCAGCATATCGCTCGGAGTGGGCAGATCTTCCGGGGAAAGGAAATCCGTCTCCGAAAGTGTGATAGGCTTGAGTTCCTCAACTTCAGTTTCCTGAAGGCGGGCGATTTCATCCTCAAACGCAGCTTTCGCTTTTACATCTTTGAGTTTGATTCTACCGTCTTCAAGAAAAACGGGAGTGCCGTCCTTCTTCTTTTCGGCATAGGTGTCTACAGCCTTTTTCTCCTGTTCGACGTAAAAGTCAAACTCGGTTTCGACGAGCTTACGGAGCTTTACGATTTCGCGGAGCTTTTTGTAATCCTTGAATCGCTTACCCGTAAGTCTTTCAAGAGCGGGCTTGGTGTCAATGATGGTTTTAAGTTTCATTTTTGCGTTTCTCCTTTATAAGATTTACATATTTCGTGCCGAGTTCGGTGGCTTGACCTTCAAACCACCAAGAATCATACGAGGTCGTTGCTCCGAAAAGCTCACGTTTCCAATAACGTAAAGCAGAGCCAATGCTCAAACACAGCATCCGAAGTCCACCGAAGGCTGCGTTTTGAATGCCGTGTCCGACCTCATGCATTTTGGTGTGTTCACTTGCGTTTCGGCAGCAAATGAAGAACCATCCAAGCTCAAGTCCGCCCCAATCTTTACCGATTTCAAAATAGGGGCAAATTCCGTAGTAGTCTTTGGGCTTGAAACGGAAAAGGCGAAGTATTCCGTAGACAATTAAGCCAACGAAAGACAACGCCCATCCTTTTGATTTCTGCCGTTTGCGTATCTCATCTGGGGGCAGAGCCAGGATGTGCGAGTAGTCCTTGTTTTTCATAGAGAACCTCCGATCTGTGCTTTTAGTGCTTTGATTTCCGCTTTGAGCTTTTGGATTTCCCAGGTGTTAAGAGCGATGAATTCCTCATATCTCAAACTCCACTCCTCACCTTCATCGGTTTTGGATATACAGAGTCCGGCAAATTCTGATGCCGATAGATTGGCGGCGATCAAGCTGTCATTCACCTGTTGAGCAATAAAGCCCGTATGGTAACGACCTGAATTGCCATTATTATATTTGAATCGCTTGGGAACAAGGTTGTCAAACATAATAGAGTATTTGTCTTCCAACGGCTCGATGGAGTTTTTGACGTTTTCATCAGAGGTGACGGATATTGCAGAATACGTTTGCCAAGTTCCCATAAACTGACCTTTACATGTAACGCCACTCCGCGCCCGCATATAAAAACCGACAGTTGTGTAGTAATCGGTTGAGCGGGTCGCATATACATAGAAATCTTCATCGGCACATGTTGCGTTGATGCCGTATAAGCTGATGCCCGTATCGTAACCACCGAACCAACCTACGCAAATGTCGTTGATACACGAATCATCGCCCCATTGGTTAGCATAGAGATGCAAACTACTATACGCAAGAGTAAACCGCGCCCACGAAAGACCACCGCATTGGATTCCTGAAGAATCAACCTTTGTATAAAGATTACCATTTGCAGAACCAAGCTTTATCGAACCGCCCGTGATGTTAACGTTAGAGGCAGTCAAAGCTCCGGCAGAGGTAACATAGAAAGTACCCGCACCCAAGCCTATACCGTCCGTGCCGATATATACTCCCGAAGTGGAGCTGCTGTACGATGTTTTGGTCTTGTAAATCTTATTGGTCGAAATGGTAAAACCGCCTATCGTACCGCTTGGGGCTTGCAAAGTTCCAGAGAAATATGCAGAAGTGTCATCCACACGGAAATTGGGAAGATAAATATACCACGAGCCATTGTTGTAGTTCGGATTCAAATAATACTCTTGGTCTTCATTGAAATAGATACTACCTGTAATGGTTACATCGGTAAAAGTACCGCCCGTTGCATTGATCGTCCCGGTGATGGTAGCCGATTTGGCTGTGAGCGCACCTGCGGAAGTAACATAGAAAGTACCCGCACCAAGACCGATGCCGTCCGTTCCAAGGTAAACACCTGCGGTTGTATTGCTGTATGCGGTTTTGGTTTTATAGATCGAGCTTGTGCCGATAGTGAAACCACCGATTGTACCGCTTTTAGCTGTGAGGGCACCGGCAGAGGTAACATAGAAAGTACCTGCACCGAGTCCAATGCCGTCTGTTCCAATATAAACGCCAGCCGTCGTATTGCTGTAAGCAGTTTTGGTTTTATAGATCGCCGTTGAAGTGATCGTAAAGCCGCCGATCGTTCCGCTTGGAGCAGACAACTTACCGCTAAATACAGCACCCGAGGCATCATCCACTCTGAAACCGGGAAGCGAAATGTAATAAGTCCCATCGTTGTAGTTCGGATCGATGTAGTAGCTGTTGTTGCCACCGAATGTCAATCTTCCCGTAATTGTCAAATTGGAAAGAGAACCGCTTGTAGCCGTAATAGCTCCTGAAACGGTAAGCCCGGAACTTGTAACCGACATGACTGTCGAGCCGTTGGAATACAGATAAAAGCCAGATGTGGTCAACTTCCATCCAAACGATGAGGTCGTGCCGCCTTCTTTATCTGCTTTGTTTTCTACGTTGGCAGCAATTGTCGTGGTTGTTTGGGTCAATGTTGAGATATTGCCTTCAGCCGTTGAAATGCGAGAAGAAAGGCTTGAAGTTGTTTGCTCAAGGGATGAAATATCGCCCTCCGCAGTTCCTATACGGGTACTGATGCTGTCAACGTCTTGTTCTAAAGCAGATATATCGCCCTCGGCATTTGTGACCTTGGTGCTTAACCCACTCACCGTTTGTTCGACCGTGGTAACCTTGCCGGAGAGTGATGAAACAGTCGAGCTTATGGAGTTGTACCTCGTTGTCAAGGTGCTAATATTACCTTTGTTGTCTTCAACATCAACGGAAATCTCATCTACCGTCTGCGTGATCGAACTGATATTATCTCTGTTGTCAGCAACTTCAAGGGAAATTTCATCCACGGTTTGTTCGATGGTGGTAACCTTGCCGGAGAGCGTGGATACCTTTGAGTTGATGGAATTATACTTGGTTGTCAGGGATGAGATGTTACCGCGGTTATCTGAAACCTCGATAGAAATATCATCTACTGTTTGCGTGAGCGAAGATAAGTCATTTTCGGCATTCGTAACACGAGTAGTAATACTTGAAGCGGTCTGCTGCAAGGATGTGATATTCTTTTCAGAATTGGACACGCGGGTAGTGATACCGCTGACACTCGTTTCCAAAGAGGAAATATCGCCTTCATTGGTTTCAACCCTTGCGGTGATACCGTCAAGGTCTTGCTCAATAGTGGAGATATCGCCTTCGGCATTGCCAACTCTCGTCTTCAATCCGCTAACATCGGTTGTCAGCGTTGTGATTTTACCTTCGGAAGTGCTGATACGAGTTGTAAGGCTTGTGGCTGTTTGTTCGAGAGAAGAGATGTCACCCTCGGCAGTAGACACACGGGTCTTGATACCACTCACATCGGTTTTTAGTGTGGTGATATTTCCTTCAGCCGTTTTGACACGTGATGTCAGCCCATCTGCGGTAACCGTCAAATCCGAGATATCTTCTTCGTTTGCCGTCACCCGAAGCTCAATGCTCGATGCTGTTTGCTTAAGCTCGGACACACTCGACTCAACATAGAGGATGTTTTCTTCCACAACCTCAAGGTCATTTTCCACCGTTTCAACACGAGTCGTAACCAAAGAAACGGTACTCGTAAGACCGTCGAGGTTGCTTTGCATCGTATTGGATTTGGTGGTGAGGGTGCTGATGTTTGAGCGAAGGGTGTCCGTGCCATTTTGTTCTTTCCAAGCCGAGCCGTTATAAACGAAAGTCCGAGGGGGTGAATAGCTTGTATTCACCCACAACTGACCTTTGTAAGGGCTTGACGGCGCAGTAGTAGAAGCAATGACATCATTGAGCGAATGAATGGTAAATTGGGCTTGTGCCTGCATCGTTAGCCCTCCTTTCGGTTTAGATGGTTACAACCACCATAAAGGTTGCTTTGGTTGTTACATCGGATGTCGAAACAGCGAGGGTTTTACCCGTTTTCGTACCACTTGTACCCCAAGAGGTGTCAATTGCGCCGTCCTTGTTGTACTTGGTCCAGGTGTATGTGCCTTTGCCATCTGCATCGATTTCAGCACCCGCCTGGTAAACAACAGCGGTGAGCGTGGTCGAACCCTGACCATTCTTAAAGACATCACCGCCCGTGGAGGTGATAACAACCTGGATGGGGTCGCTGTTGTCAATGAAGGTTGCAACATCCGTGAACTTGCTGTTGTAAGTGTTTGATGCAGAGTCTGAGTCAACGGCGATACACTTAAATACAGCATAGCTGTCAACCGCTGCCGCATAAATCGTTACCGTTGCGGTTGTCGTTCCCGTATACATTCCCGTGGTGTCGGAGAGCTTTTTCCAACCCACTCCAAAGGAAGCATCATAGCCTGTGGAAGACGAAGAAGTAACCGTGGAATCCATAATCGCCCACTTGTAGGTGACGTTTGTGGTATCTACTGAAGAGCCTCTCCAAAGCTCTGCCTTTGCTGTAAGAGTGGCAACTTCGGTGTTCTTAAAGACGTTACCGTTAGGGGTAGTGACGAGAAGGTCAACAATACCACCACCGTTTACAACGCGGGAGAAGGAAATGGTAAGCGGATGCGTAATGGAAAGCCCGGTAGAAGCATCCTTGTAGGTGATAACGCAGCGATAGTCGATACCCGTAAGCCCTGCCATAACATTGCCCTTGACGGTGAGAATGTGGCTCTTCGTACCGCTTAAAGCATAACTGCCGGAGGAGGTGATTGCCGTGGTGGACGAGCCGATGTACCACTTAACCGAAGTAACAGAAGAAGAGGTGATCTGATCCGTGGTCGTACCGATCACATAAAGGCTCGGTGTGAGAACGAGGTTCGTGCTTGACCAGTCAGGGTTGTAGCTTCCGTTGTCAGGGTTATACATCTGCGTTTTTGCGTGGTTTGAGCCGATATAACCCGTAAGGGTTAGGGCATCATTATAGTCAATAATTGTAAACTGACCCTGTGCTTTGCTCATAATAAAAACTCCTTTACATAAAATTTAGCCCAGAAGACTTTGTCTTGTAGTGGTGTCGATGAGGTCGCAGAAGAACGTAGCCCTGACATCGACGTCATCGGAGGTGATTTCTATGGATTTCGTTCCTCCGTAGTGTGCGGCATTCCATTCAGCGTCGGCTTCGGCATCATCCGAAACTCTCGTCCATAAAAATTGGTTCGGATCAAGGGTGTCGGTGATATTCTCGTCCCAAGAAAAGACGGTCGCTGTTAGCGTTGTTTGGATATTGCCGTTTTTGAAGATGTTACCGTTGGAAGAGGATATCACAAGTCGGTACATCTTCTGTTCGTTTATCTCATCAATTCGGCTGTTGGTTTCCTCCACAGTTTCGGTTGTGGCATAGGCTTTAAGAACAACCTCTCCCGTTTCCAAATTCCAAAAGGAACTGCCGTCTTGCGATGAGAGAACCCCGGCTTTGATGATATTTGCCACCAAAGTGCCGGAGGTGATAAAGTTTGCGACGATCTGTCCGTCTGCGGTGATCGCCGTTTCGTAGGGACCGTTGTACCCGTGGCTTGAAAAACCAAGACCGCCAACATTCCAACGCCATACATTCACGGCATCAGCAATGTTGGGTGCATCAAGAATCAAAAGCTCATAAGGCTGACCGTTCTCGCTCTCGGTGTGTAAAACAACGTAACCGCCGTTTTGCCCGGTGATGAGACTCGTTGCATTCTGAATGGCAGAAGCCATAAGAGACGGAAGGCGATCAACCTTACTTGCGGTATTTTGGATGGTGCTTTGTGTGTCCGTAACAGCATCTACAAGAGTGCTGCGAACCGAACCCAGGGTAATGGAGACGTATTTTTCAGCGAGTGAATCGTAAACGGTCTTGATTACCTTGGCGGTGGCTTGAACCCCCAAAGCTGTATGCTTAATGGTTAAACGGTCGCAAAGGGAAACCCGCTCAAGTACCGCTGCGTATTCAGGTTGCTTCCACAGCGGTTCAAAGGAAATCGTAAGTGACGGTGATTCCGTGCCGAGCGGGTTGTTTTCGATATACTTTTCTGCCTTGGCTCGGAGCGCTTCCTCGGTTATTACATCGTCCATCCCAAAGCTGTCGGTGAAATCCTTGATGAGCGTTTTTCGCTGAGTGAGGACTGTTTCCGTGATGGGGAGTATCTGCTCCGAAAGGGTCACCACGGTTTCATTACCGTCCATATCGGAGATAACCGCATACGGCAGAAGATCCGTATAAACAGAGGTGATGTCCGTGTCCTGTTCGAGCTTTGTGAGGTTCTTGCCGTATTCGATGACAACTCCTGTGCTGATTCCGCGCCCTTGATGGTGGATGACCTTGTAGTTATCCCATTCAAACTCACCGCCCCAAAGGCTTATAAGAGAACCCGCCGAACCGCCAAGCACCGAGCGTAGGCTTTTCGGTCTGTCCACCGAGAAGGATTTTGCTTGGGTGTAGTCGGTTTGGAAGGTGAAGTTGTGGGGAGTAAGGGCGGCATCAAAGACGTGTTCGATTGCGAGTTGTGGCGTAATGGGAGATGAGTCCCAAGCCGGAGTTGCAATGTTCGTGAGGTCATAGGAAAGGTGCTGTGCGTATATCGTAACAATACCGTTCAGGGGTTTGGCAATTCGATAGATACGGAAGGCTTGAGGCTTGCTCGTATCATTGGGCTTTGCTTTGATCAGCCGTTCTTTACGAATTTCCTTATAAAACGAGCCTGTTATCGGGTATTTCAATACGCACTCATAGGCACCGTTTCGTTCTTCGGTGACCTCGCATGAGATAGTATCGGCAAGAGTACCGATGCCAAAGGAGGTGAATGAAGTTGCATCCGCTTTGTAAAGTACAGGAATCATATCATCACCCACCTTGGTATGACTTCAACGCTTGTAATGCCCCCGTCAAATGTGATGGTATTCTCACCTGGGTAAAGCAGCGGAAAGCCCTCACCCTCGACCGTATCGTTTTTAGGAGTATAGTCATGGTAGAAGTTCATCAGTTCGGAGTCGCACTCGGTATAGCCGTTCAGCGTGGAGAATTTCCAAATGGCGGTGTTCGTAGGTGTCTGTATCGTCAGCGTTCCTTCGCCGCGACCGTTCAATTTCAGATACGGTTTGGCATTGAACGGATAGGGATTTGTAAGGACGAAGCCCGATGCCGAGTAGGTGGTTTTCGTTTGCCCGGTGTAGGAATAACGCATTGGATGACAACTAAAGTTTACCGTAAAGACACCGATCTTGTTTACCTGGTCAGCAATGTCCAGTTTGTTATTGAACACAGCCTTACGGAAAAACTCGGTGTCATAGCTGTCCGAAAGGGTGTGGTAGCGGTCGGGTTCGGCATAGAGCCAAGCCTTGACCGCCGTTACCTTTTGCGACAGTTCTTGGATGCTTTTCGCAGGAATGAAGCAAGTGTACGATACCGTGGTGTTCGGGAAGCGGTTGTTGGAAGAGATAAGCTCTCCGTCACGACCGGGGATTGCCTGAAACGCAAGATCGTATTTAGGAGCAGAAAAGATGTTCTTACTGCTGATTTTCACGCCCATATCGGAGGAGCGGATGCCGTTGTATTCAAAGAAATTCACGCAAACACCACTCCTTTCCTCTGTGCGAAAGCACCTGCGGTTGCCATTATTTCATTCGTGAGTTCGGTTATATCCTCGCTTGAATAGTTGTTGAAGTTCTGAATGTTGAGTTGGAGAATGAAGCCACTCTGTCCCGCAAGTCCGTCCGCAAGGGAGGAATGTGCGTTTACGTTAATATCGCTCGGGAGCGACGTTGACAGATCTGCGGAGAGATCGTCAAATACAGAGTTGAGGTCATTCGCCATATGGGTTGCGGAGTCGATAGCTTCGCCTGCCGTTTCATCAATACCGCCTGCGAGACCCTCCATCATCATATCGCCAATCCACGCCATCTTTCGAGAGGGGGAATGAATGCCGAAGAAGTCGCAGATTCCATCCCAAAGGTCGGATGCCCAAGAGGACACCTTATCCCAAATCCATCCGGCAAGCCCCTGGATACCTTCCCACAAACCCTTGACCAGGTTTGCACCAACGTCCACGAAAGAACCGAGTCCGTTTAGTAGGGCGTTGACAAGAGAGGTTATAATCTGCGGCATTGCTTTTACAAGCTCCCAAATGATGGTCGGAAGGTTTGTAATAAGGCTCATAAAGAGGTCAACACCCGCTTCGATGAATTTGTCGATGCTTCCGAGCAGACCGTTGATGATGCCGTTTATAAGTTCCGGCAAACAGCCAACAATGCTGATGATTATTCTCGGAAGTTCCGTAATCAGCGAAGTGAGAAGCTTTATACCGCATTCGATAATCATCGGTATCATTCCGAGCAATGTGTCGATAACGCTTACGATGATTTCCGGGATTGCTTGAACGATGGTAAAGATGATTTCGGGAAGTGCGCCAATCAGCGAAGTAATCAGCGTGATACCCGCATCAATGATTAAGGGAACGGCCCCGATGACCGCATTTAACACACCTTCAATGATGACGGGGATGGCTTCCACCACCGTCAGGACAATTTCAGGCAAAGCAGCCACAAGGGAGGTAATGAGATGAATGCCCGCTTCGATGAGAAGGGGGATTGCATTGGTGATGGCTTCCAAGATACCATTGATAATAACCGGGATGGCGTTCACAATGGTTTCTATGATCGTGGGCAAAGCTCCGATGAGAGCCGTGATCAAACTGATACCCGCATCGATAATCATCGGTATCGCACCGATAACAGCCGTAAGGATGCTGTCGATAATAACGGGAATAGCTGCGACAATCGTTTCGATGATAGAGGGCAAAGCACTCACAAGAGATGTGATAAGCTGTATGCCTGCATCGACGATGAGGGGGATCGCCGAAATAACCGCCGTCAGAATACCGTTGATGATAAGCGGAATGGCTGCCACGATGGTTTCTATAATCGTAGGCAACGCACCGACTATCGACGTGATAAGCTGTATGCCTGCTTCGATAATCTGCGGAATTGCACCTATGATAAAATCGAGGAGCGATTGTATCAGTTGTGGAAGTGCCTCAAGTAGGATTGGAATGGCATCCAAAATGCCCTGGGCAAGTGCGGTTATAAGTTGAAGTGCGGCATCAAGGAACAGAGGAAGATTGTCGATGATGGTTTGCACAAGTTCGGTTACCGCCTGCACAATTGCCGGGATCAGCTTTGGTATTGCCTTCGTGATACCTTTTACCAGGGTTAGAATGACCTGGAGCCCGGTATTAACAAGTGTGGGAAGGTTTTTGATAATGCCGTCCGCGAGAGCAAGTACAAGTTGTAAAGCTCCATCGGCTATTTGAGGTAGAGCCGCAATCAAGGCTTCAAGAATTGTGAAAATAAGCTGTGTTGCCGAATCGACAATTACGGGCAGATTATCAACAATCGCTTGACCGAGGGAGGTGACCATCGTAACGATGAGGTCAAGCAACGTCGGTAAATGCTCCATAAATACATCGATGACCTTGGGGATGATTTCACCTACGACATCTGCCATCTTGCCGAGGTCTCCCCCGGCAGCATTGATTCCGTTTGTAAATTCGCCAAGAAGCCCGACACCGTCCGAAGCAAGTTCGGTAAGCACGGGCAAAAGAATGGTGCCAAGGGCGTTTTTAGCCGCCGTAGCACCAACAGAAAGATATTGTAATTGGTCGTCAAGAGCGCCGTATGCGTTGAGGGCATCGTCCCCAAGCACATATCCGGCTTCTTTGGCTTCCTCGCCGAGTTCTGCCATTCGCTGCGCTCCGGCTTCAATGAGAGGGTTCAGTTCCTGGGCAGACTTACCGAGTATGGTCATTGCAATAGCATCACGCTCGGTCTCATTTTCCATTTTACCGAGGGCATCGATGATTTCCCAATACACGGTATCGCTGTCACGCATGTTACCCTCTGCATCATAAACGGCAACACCGAGCTTTTGGTATGCTTCGGACATTTCGTTCATCTTGGGGGCAACAGGCTGTGAAGCAGAAGTGACGTCAGCTTGTGCTGTAGCCAAGTTGATTTGAGCCTGTTCAAGTGCAATCGCAGCCTTTTGAACGGATGCGGATGCCTCACCGCTTTCCGCAAGAGCCGTGTTGTAGGTTTCTTGGGCAGAAGCGAGTTTGTTCTGTGCCTTTTCAAGGGCAAGGGCAGCCTTTTGAGCTTGCTCGGATTCAGCACCGTTCTTTTCAACGGCTGCGTTGTAAGAAAGCTGTGCCGATTCAACACCGAGCATTGCATCTTCAACAGCACCGTATGCCTTCTTGGCGGCATCTCCGCTTTTCTTGAGGGCTTCGTCGTAGGCGATTTGGGCTTTCTCAAGGTTAAGTTGTGCCGTCTGTGCTTTGGCTTCAGCCTTGGCGAGCTTATCCATATCCACGGTAGCTTCACCGACAACATCGGTAACCGTAGCCATAGATTTGATATTTTTCGCCATGGACTTTGTGAGCGTTTCGGTAGAGACGTCCACAAGCTCGGCGGCATACATATACTCTTGGAGCTTATCGGTTGCGATGCCTGTCTGCGTTGCGGTGGTGAGAACACCGTCAGCGTAAGCAGCACCCTCGGTTGCCATATCCACAAGGGCTTTCCCGGCAGCCACGGCGGCAGCGGAAACGGCAGCGAAGGCAGCGGTTATAACGGCTGCGGTTGCCTTACAAGCCGTACCAAGCCCCTCGAAGGAGGGACCGGCTTCATCGGCTTCCTTGGCTGCATCGTCGATTTCCTCACCGAACTTGTCGGTTGCTTTGCCTGCATCGTCCATACCCTCGCCGGAATTTTCAATGGCATCGGTGTTGCTCTTAAGCTCACGTTCCATACCGTTGAGGGCAGCTTCGGCGTTATTTAACTGTATCTGCCACGCCTGTGTACGCTTGTCGTTCTCACCGAAGGAGTCGGATGCGTTTTTCAGGGCGGCACGGAGAACTTCGATTTTCTCCTTTTGTGCTGTGATTTGCTTGCCGAGAACTTCGTTGCGGGCGGTGAGAGCTTCGACAGATTTATCGTTCTTGTCGAATTCCGACTCCACAAGCTTCATTTCAGAACCTAAAACTTTGAAAGCCTGGTTGATTTCGGCAAGCGAGTTCTTAAATTCCTTCTCGCCTTCAAGTCCAATCTTGAGACCGAAGTTATCTGCCATTTATACCACCACCTTTCGTTAGATTCCGTCCGGGATGATATCGTCGATAAAATACTCCCGCTTGGGCTTCGAGATGCCGGAGAACTGCTTGTGGCATTCCCAAAGATCGAGAAGCAAACCAAAAGGCATCAACCCAACCTCATCAATCGTTAGATGAAGATGGGCGATGCCGTAATACAGAAGTCGAGTAAATAACTCTTCGTCACTTACTCGACCGCCGCGTTTTTTGGGTCAGCCTCGCTCTCCACGTTACGCTTTGTGCCAGCGTAGAGAGCATCTGTGATAGCGGTTTTATACGATGCGAGATCAGCCGGAACCGTGAGAAGTTCAACCACATCCTCGGTGAGGAGTTCCTTGGGGTCATCCTTATGCTTGAGGTTGTGGATGAGAAGTGCCTGATTTGCAAGAAGCGTGATAAGCCATACGATCTCGCCGATAGCCATCTCAAAGTTCTCGGATTTCATCAGCTTGTCACCGAGGTTCTCAAGACCTCCGTAGCGACCTGCGATTTCCTTGGTGGCTTTGGTCGTAAGGACGAGCGTGTATTCGTCACCACCGATGACGATAGTTGCGGTTCTGTCAGTAGTCATTATTCAGTACCTCCGCTTGCAGGCTGTGTATAGGTAGGTTCGTAAACCTCCTTATACCAATTGGTGATGGTGGTTGCGCTTACGGTTGCATCGCCCTCGGTGGCTTCAGCCTTCCAAGGATGCTTACCGCTTGCATCCGCTTTGTTGCGACGAAGGATCGTGCCTTCAATAGTGGGAGTGGAGAAGGTGATGCTGTCGCCTTTGGTAGCCAGGTTGGTAGCGGGAATACCAAACTTGACCCTGTAAAGCCAGTAGTATTTGTACTTGCCGTTTGCCTTCTTGGCACGGAAGCCAACTGCTACGGGAGCGCCACCGTCTTCGGCAGCGGAAATAACA